GTTTAAATCCTGTGTAAAAAGATCCAAGATCTGTATCTTCATAAAGTCTAATTTCTCCACCTTGATCAGCATTTCCTTGAACAACAAAAGCTCCTGTTCCTTTAGGAAGAACTTCTAATCCTATATTCGTAGAATCTCCACTTAAGGTAATACGAGGATCGTTGTCAGCTGCAGCATTAGCTAAAGTAATTTCATTAACTGCTGATCCTGTAGCTGTTAGATTTATTAATTCATTTCCACCCGTATCTAAAATATCTGTTCCAATTTTTGGTGAAGTTAAAGTTTTGTTTGTTAAAGTTTGTGTTCCTGTAAGTGTGACTTCTCCAAAATCTGAAGTCGCATCTACAATGTTGGGATTCGTGGCATCATCAGCACATGCATACAGAATTTTAGTTTTTTTATTATCAGTTGCCCACGTTACACTGGAACCTGATCCACTAACATATTTTAATTGAACAGTATAAGCTCCTGTGGTTCCATTTAAAATTAAATAAGACTGTTGAACATCTAGAGGAATCGTTACAATTTGATTTCCTGTAATAGTTCCAGTAAATTTTATAACTCGGTGTGCTAAGGTTGCTCCAGTAGAACCATCTGATACCGATAGAGTTGTTGTTTGAGCTCCACCAGCTATTGATTGTTCTATATAGCCACCCGTAATTTGTTCTATAATATCCCAGTTAGTATTAGTTAATGTTCCCCATGTACCGGCTTTTTCACCAGTAGCCATTAATTGAACTCCTAGGGCTGTGTATGTTGAAGGCATATTTTTCTCCTAAGCTGCTTCCGTATCTACATCTGTATACGATGTATTTGATCCAGTTGCAACATTAGAATAAGAAGTATTTGAACCTGTGTCAACATCTTGAAAATGTTGAATTCCTAAAGTGCCCAGACTAATAGTTGCTGACTGCCCAGTCAAGGACGCAGTAACATCGATTACTAAACTAGGAGAACCTACCGCTGTTGTAGCTGAAACTCCTGTTAATCCCATCACATCAGCAGGATCTAAAGCTCCTACACTAGTTGTAGCTGAGACGCCAGCTGGTTGAACTGTTGGATTAGAAGTGACAACTACACTTCCCTCATTCGTAGTAGCCGAAACTCCTGTTAACGAAGCTGTTACATCAGCAACAGCAGTAGGAGAGCCTACAGAAGTTGTCGCTGAAACTCCTGTTAAAGGAACTCCAATTTCTATATTTAATGAACCATCGGCAGTAGTTGCAGAAACTCCTGTTAAAGAGACTGTTACATCCGCAACCGCTGTAACGGTTCCTAAAGAAGTAGTAGCCGAGACTCCTGTGAGTCCCATGACATCGGCTGGTGTAATGGCTCCTACACTTGTAGTGGCTGAAACTCCGCTAGGTCTAACGACTGCTTCGTCAACAGATCCCCAGCCATTTTCACCCCAGTTTAAAGTTCCCCAACCTGGATAAAAAGAAGCGGTTGCTGTTCCTAATGTTGTAGTTGCTGAGAGTCCTGTTAATGTAAGAGTGACGTCAGCTTGTTGACCCCAGGTATTTTGACCCCAGGTGGTTAAGGCTTGATTCCAAGTATTAGCCATAAGGAAGGACTCCTTATGCTATTTGTATGATTGCTGTTGATGCCGCTGCTGCTGGAAACTCTACTGTGAAAGTTCCGCTAGTAACGGTTTTGTCTCCACCAAAATCAATGGCACAAACTGCAGCGTCACTTGCGTGCGAATCATTAAAAATTAAACAACCTCGCGCAGTAAAAGAAGCTGATGTCCAACTTGTATTAGAAAAATCACAAACTGCTGTATCACTATCTAAGGTAGGAGTGACACTTGTTAGCGCATTTCCTTTGGCTGTGTAGCCGCCTGTAGTCGCTAATTCTTCTGAAGTTGTATAAACAGTTGTAGATTTATTTAAAGTCGCATCACTATCATATAATGCAAGATTAAAAGTATTACCTGTAGATGCAGTAAAATTATGTTCGGCTTCTAAAATTTCTTGTTTGAAACTGTTACAAATTGCTGATGTTATAGCCATAGTTTTTATTCCTTTTAGGGTGAAGGTGAATCAATTTTTATACGAATCGTTCCATCGTCATAATCATCTCTTCGTCTTCTACCTACTTGTTCGATAGCGAACTTCTCTACTTCTTTATTATATCGTTGCTCGTAATATGTCAACATATCTTGAGGACCTTTTAAATACCCAAAAGCCTCAACCAAACAAGCATAAAGCAAGCCGTTCGCAAAATTCCTACTTAAATACGTTCCAGTAATATTATTAACTAAACTACCTGGTATAGCTACATAATTAACTTGAAAAGTATAGGTTTTATCGGGACATGGAGCAAACATAATCGTGCCAGATGTCGTATCTGAAAACCCTGTTGCTCCTCCAAACATTGCATAATATTTAGGAATATCTCTGCCTGTGGCTACTGTTGTACCTGCTGTTCCATAATTATTATATTCATTGATAAAGGTAACATCTCTTTTTTGTAAATAAATTAAAGTGTTAGGAGAAGTATCATCCTCTGTCACTTGAACCGACCTTACAACTAAACATCCAGCAGGAGCATTAATATATTCTTGACCCACTACTAAAGATCCGGTTTGAGATTTTCTATCAGCGTCTATATTAACATCTCTTAATATCCTAGTTTCCGCATCTGTAATAAAACCATCCGTGATCGTAGATGTAAAAACGTCAGTCGTCACTTCAGTGTAATCCTGAATTGCTGTCGTCAATGTTGCATATGTAAAATTAGTTGCCATTAGCTTTGCGGTCCTATCGCTTTGAGTGTAACAGGTCCAGAAGAAACACTATCTCCTCCAAACTTTATCCCTCCAGTTGTAGCAGTATCTGTACTAACGGTAAAGTGATAATAATTAGCTGGAGTCTTTAACAATTGAACTGTAGCTCCTGTAAGATGAGAAGCTGCTGTAGAACCAAAAGCTCCTCGTGTTACTCCTGTTAAATTATTTCCACTCGTTCCTGTGTAACTTAAAATTTCAGTATCAATTAAAACTCCCCATGTCGGTGTTCCCACTGGATTGGTTGACGTAGGTTCAGACTGTCCAGTAGCCACCCCTGTAAACTGTGTTGCACTTGCTAAAAGTACAGTAGTCGTACTAGCATCAATTGCTCCATTAAGTGTCGAAGTGTTAGCATAAAGATATCCTGGTTTAATGGTATAACCTGCAGCTAAACAAATTTTAGCTCCTGTGATTCCATCTATCGTAGGAATATCTTGAAAGACAAATACACCATCATCGAGGGTTCCTGTAGTTCCTCCTGTAGTGGGAGGTCCTCTAAATCTTACCGTATCTCCATAACTTCTTTGATGATCTGTTTGTTCAACATTTATAATTCCCGAAGCCGCTGCATAAGTTTGAAAAGGATTATATCCTAACCAACGCAATGCATCTGGCGCAGGTTGTTGCACCCTTACTTTACCAAGCGCAGTAGGATCGGCTTGATGAGGATAAGGATTTAATTGAGGTTGTTTGGATTCAAACTCAGAATAATGAACAAATAAACCATTCCATTGAGTGACCATTTCATTCCATGGAAAAGATTGTCCACTAATGTCCGAGACTGCTAATGCATATTTTCCCTGTGCATATCGTGCCATAATTAAATATTAGGATAGTATGTTTTCGGTGTAATATAGGTACTTGCATCCGAACCATCCGCTGCCTCCGCTCTTAGTAATTCATCTTCATATAATAATTTTAAATTTTGTGTTCTATCCGGTGCATATTTTTGGCTTAAATAATATGCTAACCCTCCACACATCGCTGGTATATAATTATAAGGAACATCCGTAGCATTAAAATAATCTCCTGCATCTTGAATTCTTTTTAAATACCAAAAATGTATATAATTTCCTGCCTGTGTTGAACTGGGAGTAATGTATAAAGTGATTGTAACTTTATCAATGAATCGTTGAACCCAGTATTCTGAAGGTTGACCTTCTGCTAGTCGATTGGTATTAGCCGCATAACTAGCTCTATCAATTTTAGTTAAAGGAGTATCGGCTTGAGTTGTAGCTCCTCGATTTACTCGATAAGACATTTGAAGAATATCTTCTGCTCCATAAATACTTTCTGCAGCCCCCGCATTTGTTACGCCAGCATCACTGGTTCCATCTGCTGTCGATCGATATAAAGTATAGATAGCTTGAGACGCAACTAACGTGACATTAGTCTCTGCTACTTCCCAAAAGTGTAATCCTCGATTAGACCATTCTTGAAAAAGAATGTTTAACGATCGTCTGGCAGTTTTTAACTGGTAGCCAGCGACTCCACGCAGACCACATCTTTCGTAAGCTTCTTCAACAATTTCATCAATTGAAAAGTTCTTGCCGAACGTTGCTGTTCCGGAAGTAGTATTCGCCATGCGTTACTCCCTTCTTATGTAAATGTTCCAGTAACTACTAAAAAATCACATCCTGATAGAACTGCATACATGCCGGTATCACAATAGATACCTTGGCCAGGAACATAAAAATGAGTCCATTCACCATCAGCAGTTCCAAATTTAAGTTCAGCAACTAGTGTACTAGCTACTGTACCAGCAACTGAATTATAAATTTTTACACTTGCGTCCGCAGCACTGGCTTGTGCACTAATCGCCATAATTCTGGCTTTAGTAATATTAGTTGCAGTTGTGCCTACATACTTCTGAAGTTGTGCCGGGCTTGAAGTTACAGCTATGGTTTGTTTTACATCTGTGTACATTTATTCTCCTTAGTCGTGAGCTCCCGAAGGAGCTCACAGTTTATCTATTAAGACTCTTTAGCCCAAAGACCTTGAGAATCTACAACTGTCCAATGGGCAGTTGAGTTCAAAGATGCAAGGGTCACATAGTCTCCTACTTTTGAGGTAGCTTGTGTATTAATTAAATCTTTATCGTCTGTTAAAGATCCTGCATACAAAATACCATCAATACTTACTGGACTAATAGTCAAATTGTTTTGACCATCTGCTCCTGTATTTACAAATGTATATACATTCCCAATAGCAATGGATGGTAGGGTGAATACTACATCCTTAGTGTTTGATAAAAATGTTTTTCCACAATCACCATTATTAATAACAACAGTGTAATTTGAATCCTTCTGTTCGATATTATATCCAGTTACTCCTGCTTCGTTTTTCTTCCCAACTAATACTGGGCCTCTAAACAATGTTGATGCCATGATTATAATCCTCCTAGTTTGTGAATCTAGTCTCTAGGCCGTCGACTATACGCGTCTAGATTCTATTAAATAATTGTATAGTAATTAATCTATAGCGCAGATTTGCGTTTAGTGCAAGGTATCCCTACAGAAATGTATGATTTTTGATAGCGCTTAAGTGGCTATCGAAACTTCGGCCTTGGCCTGATTTATTTTGGTCTGAAGCGTTTGTTCTTCAAACTCTTTGGCAATGATCTCTTTAATAATATCCTGGATTTTTCTATTAATTTCAATCATCCTGATATTATGCTTCCCGTCCTTCAGATGCTCTTGTTGCCACTCTAGTTCCAAGGACCGTTTCGTATTGTATAGGTCTTCGGTCATTGATAACCTCCTCATAAGTTATCCATTTACCACGTTTAGTAGTAAATCCATCAGATTCGAACTTTACCTCATTTTTTCCTAGTTTGTCAAGGATTGATTTTTCAATACCTTCAGCTGTGTCCTTACAACTAACATTAAAGTCAGCATAATAGCCATGGTATCGAATCTGTACGCGGAAGTTTTTCATAGTGTATTTCTTACTTTATAGTCGAAATGAGGCCGTTTTAAGGCGGCCTCATTTCTTAATTTAATTACGCACCTTCAACGCCAAAGATACCTCTAGGGTCGGATACTCCAAATGAGTATCTTTCTCTAGCTTTATATCTAACGTTTCCAGTATCGAAATCGCCTTCCATTGCTGTATTCAATGGAGTTCTAACGAACATTTTCATGCCGTTAGGAACATCAGTAATAATGTACCAAGAATCAGCGTCAGTTAAGTAATTATTCACTCTATAACCTTGAGGAATCATACCCATACTGTTCACTGCATTGATATCATTATCAGCTGTGCCAGTTCTACCTTGAGATTTCATCAATCTCTCTGCATTAAATTGGTTTTCAGGCGGAACAATCATTTTAACGCCTTTTGCTGCAATTAAAAGTCCACGTTCATCAGTCATTTCTCCAATATCGATTAGAGATTGTTCTAATGAAGTTTCATTTAAGTCAGACTGCGTTGCCAATGTGTTCGCAAATGAGCCACCTAATGTAGTGTGCGACGTATTAAACAGAGAAACACCATCTCCAGAATCAAAAGTATCCGTTGAAGGAAGTCCGTTGATTAATGGGGACACTGCTTTAACTTGTTTAGAGTTCGCCATGGAACGAGCAAGAGCTTTTGTATAACGAGAAGCAAGTCTGTCGTAGAGATTATCTTCGATAGCTTCTTCTGTTATTGCGAAAGCAAGTGCGATCGTTTCATGAGTGTAACGAGCTGTGAAGGTTTCTTGTGCATCATCAAATGCAATGCCTTGGCCTTCACCCTTTACTTGTGCGTTTCCGAATCCTGATAACATAACTTCCTCTTCGAAAGCTCTGTCAGAAGATTCTATATTGTAGATTTCAGCGTGTTGGTTTTCGTATCGCTTGTACTCCAGTCCGAATAAGGCATTCAAACCTGGTTCAAGCTCTTTAACTAACTGCGCTCGTGATATTGCCATGTTTTATTCTCCTTATACTCCTGTTGCCACAAATTGATTACCCAATTGACTCATTACAACAACGACATCACAACCAGCTGCAGCTACATCTTCCTGATCTGGAACTTCTCCAGAACGGACAATAGTCCACAGATAGCCATTGTTTGTTGTTGTTGAATAATTCAGAGTATCTGTTGACTGACCTTCGTAGCCAGAACCACCATTATTTATGTTCATTCTTACTACGTAACAGTCAGACACGAACGTAGCAACGCTTGTCATAGTTGCATCCGATCTTACCATATACTCTTGAAAGGGATAATCATTAACGAATACGACTCCATCGCTGTTACCTGTATTTGGGTTAGTTGCGAATGTTTGACTTGCTGCTACTGAATTAGCCCACGTAGGCTTTTTGCTAGTTCCATCAACGTAAAATACGCCGTTGGAAACTCCAGCACAAAGATACGGAGTTAAAGCATCAGCATCCCAGCCAGCTCCACCAGTTTTTCCATCATCCATAGTAGCTGGCGCTAAACTTTGGAAATATCCATCGTCGCCATCCGTATGTTGAGGTCCAACCGGTTCGTTCTTAAGTATTCGCACGCCCAAACCTGACACGATAGGGTATTTAGATTGCCCTTGAGTCGCAGGTGTATTACCTAACGTTTCAATAGCTCTAAGACCGTATCCTGTTGTACTTGTATTAGCCATAGTTTGTCGTCTCCTATGTTCACAGTTTTACCTGTAAACGGTTAATTTATTCAGTGATAGGGAATTGGTTGTTATCCCGAGAAAATTAATTTTTCTTTGTACCACCGAAGGTTACACGAGATTGTCGATCAACATTGATCGGCATACTCTTATGCTGCTCCCTCATTAGATCGTGATCTACTGCTTCATTCATACCATCTGTACGTTTTTTAATGTACGCGGTACGTGCAGCTGCGATCTCGTCAGGTACCTTTGCAAGCAAAAGGCCACCAACCCCAATTACCCCCTTGTATTTTCCAGTATCTAATACTGGGTAATCAGAAGAGTTCTCGACTTCTTCGGCTCTAACTAATTCATAACCAGATCTTAATCTGCCTTGAATATTCTTAGAATCGTCGAATCCAAGAGATTCTGCTCTGATCCATCTGTACCTGAATCCATCAGGCGCAGGGGGTGCATCTAGAGAAGATGGAGGAACCCACACTTTTGGTCTCTCAGTCTTTGACCGTGTTTGGTTCGCACGAGAAGTTGTTTTCGTTTCTTTGTTCATACGCTATACCTCCTTCGTGAGTTTTAGTTGTTTTGCGTAGTCTTCGAGTGGCACACCTAATTTTTTCGCGATAGCGACTTGTGAAGGTGTGAGTTTCACAGTTTGGCGACCAGGTTTTACGCTTCTATTTGCAGAAGCCACCGACTGAACGGGCCTAGTCGTTTGTATGTTATCACTTGTACCAAACTTATGAGGAAAGTCAACACGTATTCTTTTATTAACCTCTTCATAATACTCGTCCGATTTAGGATCAAATCCTTCCTTTTCAACAAGATCCTTATGGATTTCAAACGCAGTGAACGTCATAGCTCGGTCTTGACCGAACCATCTATTCTTTCCTGCCCAAGTTTCCGCTTTAGGATCAGCTGGTTGTTGATAGGGTAATTCTCTTGGAGTTTGTATTGGTAATTTACCACCGTCAGATAGTTTGACGTCTTCTCTACCTTCTTTGGCTTGCTCCATTTTCGCATTCTCAAACGCTAATGTAGCAATCCTTTTGTTTGCCTCGACTTGAGCTTTTGCATCCCCAGCTTCAATGGCTCCGGCCAATTCTCGTTGCGCCGAATCCATGCCAGTTTTGACATTCGTCTCAAATCGTTTCCAATAATCAGTATCTAATTTGTTAAACTGTCTCTGATCATCTTGTCTTTGATTTTCCAAAGCTCTTGCATATTCAGTTGCAGAATCCCTTTGGCGTTCTGCTTCCCGCATTTTTCGAGTAAGCTTAGCAATACGTCCTTGTACTCCTTTGCTATACTCTTCGAGTTTAGAGTCTTCTTGTTTTTGTTCCTTCTTAATCTCTTTAATTGTTTCTTCTTCCTTTGGTTCTTGTTCCGTCTTTTCTGGTTCTGTATAGGTTACGGTTGGTTCTTTGTCCTTGGTTTCTACTTCCGATTCATCCTTTTCATCAGGAACGATGACTTCCGCTCCAGGTCCAGATGTATCAAGAGGAACAGTTTTCTGTTCCTTTTCTAATGGTTTTTCATTAGTGCTCTCTGTGGGCATAGTTTCCTCCTATGTTAAAATGCATGCAAGATATCCTTAGGATCTTGCACGGTTGCTAAAATTTCGTCATCATTAAGAAGACGAATCTCCCCACCTTCAATTTGAATACGCGATCCCGCGTACCTTGCAAAGACAACCCAATCGTTGACCTTGCACCATGGACCATTCGGATATCTCTCTTTATCCTTATAACATTGTGATCCCATTGCTAAAACTAACCCACATTGTGACGCCACTTGTTGACGTTCCAAAGCGCTGTCCGTTATTAGCACTCCCCCTTGTGTCTTCTCATCCATTTTGAATGGAAGAACTATCATTCTCCAACCCGTAGGTTGAGGTAATTTTTTAGAATCTCGAGTGACTTCTTTAGGCTTTGAGGGCCTTACTCCTACTAATGTTTTATTAGGGAGCTTAATCTTTTGGTTTGGTTGTTGAGTTTCCTTTTGGGATGTCAACGATGTGGACTCTGGCATTTTTTGGCTCCTTTTCATCAAGCAGGTTAGAGATTTCCTGTCGCACTGATTCCAGTGCATTAATTTGACCTATTATATACTTATAAGTCTCCATGTTGTCAACCCCACCAGAAGTGATAGATACTGATAAGGCTTGCACGCGTCGCTCTAAAGCTCGACGAAGTTTATATACTATGTTTTCCAGATCCATTAATTATTTTATTATAATATCTCTTTAAACTTTCATTTCCAACCTTTACTCCACCTAATTTTCCAGAGACATAAGAACCATTATAAGGTTCACTTACACCACTAGGTTTTTTTAGTTTTGTAAACCAGTTGTTTTTAAATTTTGTTTTATTTCGTGTCGCCATTAGGCTTTCTTATTTTTTGCAGCTATTTTCTTGAATGTTTTAGCTAATGCTTTAGCTCGACCTGTACATCCTGGTTTTGTAATCGGTGTACATTTTCCTTTAGTTCCTCTTTTTTTAATTGAAGCACTGACTTTTTGCATCCATTTCTTGTCAGTTCCTTTTTTAAATCCCATTCTTCCGCCTTTAGCTGCTGGTTGGTATTCCTTTTTTTCACCAGGCTTACGTCGAGGATCAGGTACAGTCTTTCGTTCACCAGGCTTAGGAAGCTTACGTCGAGGATCAGGTATATATGGTCCTGGTCTTGATGGAGCTCCCGGACCAGCTTTTCTTTTGGAAACTCGTGATTGTAAGAATCTTTTAAAATTTCGTCTACCTGTAGCTATTTGTCCTTCTTGACTAGAATGAGGTTTTCCTTTTTCACGATTTGGGCCTGCCCACGTTATGTCATGATAATCGTTCAACGCTTTTTGTCTCATTCTTTGAAGGCGTCGTGTTCCTGAAGCTATTCTTCCTTCTTTTGTAGAATGAGGTTTTCCTTTTGGGCTACCTCCTATTTGTTCTAGAGGATCCATCCATTTTCTTCTGGTAAGTCCTCCTCCTACAGCTTTTCCTATTCTTCCGCCTTCGGCTTTACCTCTTCCTAAATGTTTAATTCTTTTTCTTTTTCCATGATCTACATGAGGTTTTCCTGTTAAACGTTCTGCTGCTTTCGCAACATTAACTTTAACCCCAGGTGTCATTTCATCCTTTCCTGTTTTGATAAATTTTAAAAATTTCTTTCCAATTTTAACAGCACCACCAACAGCTTTACCTTTTCTAGGTTTATGAAGATGGTGTTCCAAAAATGCATGTGTTCCTGGTTTAGGTCCAGTGCCCCATGGTTTGCCACCATGTTTAAGGCCTATTCTTCCACCTTTGGCATAACCACGATTCAATTCTCCATGAACCCTGGATATTTCAGCTCTACGATTTGGATTTGATCGTTCAGCTTCAACACGACCTAGTTCTTCTAATAGGTTCGTACGTCCACCACCAAATTTTCCAATTCTTCCGCCTTTAGCTTTTCCGCCATGCGTTCCTTGAGCTTGGCCAGGTCTATTTAAAAATGGTTTAGGACCATGACCATGTGGTCCTCTTCCTTTTGTAAGTTTATTTCCTCTTAATGCTATATCGCCCATTAGTTTAATCCACTTTTATTGATTTTAATTTTTTCTTCAGGTTAGGATGTTCTTTAATTATTTTTTTTCTTGATCTTTCAAGATCCCCTGCTTTTTTAGTAATACCTGGGAAACCTTTTTTAACTCCTTGTTCAGAAATAACTTTAGTTGTATGGGATCTACCAAATTTCTTAACACCTGTGGCCGTAGATTTTTGTAAACTTTCAAACATTTCTCGTGATGCTTTTAATCCACCTACACCAGGTTTAACAGATTTGATTGCACCTGTTTTACTTGATCTAAGATGTTTACCTTTTTTAAGAGCTTTACCAAAACCTCTTAATGCTGCGCCTACTACACCCATTATAAATTCCTATTTGTTGATCTTACCAGCTTTTCTTTTGCCCCATTTGCCATAAGATTCATCTCTACGAGCTTTCATAGATTGTTTCTTAG